GTGCGAATTTTTCCAACCTTCGGACGCGGGCGCCGGTCACGTCGGCCACCTGAACGCGTGGTTTCGCGGCGCAGGCCCGTTAGGGCCGAGCACCAAACAACAGGCGCCAACGGCGCCGGTTGTTTGTAGTCCCATGCCCTCGCGGCCGATTTTTCGGCCGGACGCATACCGTCCGCGTGTACCGGCGTCCAACCGGCGCGGGGAATCGTTGCCGTCCCCGGCGTTCGTGTGACGCTCCGACCGCGGCCGGTCCGTCCGGCACATGGTTAGCCCGCGTGTCCTGTGGATTGCTTGTCCCCAGCCCTGTGGAATCACAACCCGGTATTTACCCACCTTCGGCGGTTCCTTCGCCGTCGGTTGGTTCGGTAGTTGCCTCGCGCAAGGTGGCGGTGTTGACAACGTCGGCCCAGGCGTCGCGGCGTTCAGGGTCGGGACCGTCGGCCAGAACCAAATGCAAATCGGCGTGGCAATGCGGACAACGCATTTCACGTCGGGCCGTACGTGTCGACTTCTTCGGCCTTGTGTGCTTCCAGTTCGGCCAACATTGCTTTGACCGCGTACAACGAATCGACCGAATCGGGCGGCCACGGGATTGCCTTAGAACGCATTTGGCGCCAAAAGTCGGTTATGTACGGATGCCCCAATGCGTCGCGCCTGTGTTCGGCGTCCGCTAGTTCTTCCAACCAATTGCCGGGTACGGTTTGCGGTTGGGCGGGAACGGCCGACGTGGTGGACGTGGCACTATCGCGGCCGACGTCGACCGTTCCCGAATCCCGCGTATCCGTTCCGGTTCTTTGAACGGTTCCCCGAACGCGGGACGAACTAGGCGTGTCGTCGCCGTCGTCAAGGTCCGCGGCGAATATGCCGGACCCGGACACGGCGTTTAGGACCGCGCCGACAAAGGCGCGTTTCTGCGCCATTTTTACAATCGTGTTCCAACCGGCCGTTTTGTGGTTGTGTTCGTCACGGCCGCAGTAACCGTCACACGTGGCGCGGATTAGGTCCGGTTCGCCTAACGGGAACACGACGCACCGGTACATAACGCCGCGGTGTTCGCGGGACCATTCGTCGTCTACCGGTTTGTTTTCGAACGCCAACCCGGCCGCGTTTAACAGGATTTCGGCACCGGGTTTTAGCAAGGTCGGTTTGCGGGCGTTCCCGAATTGGCCGTAATCGACGCCGTCCTTCAGGACTGACCGTTGCATTTCGCGCAACCATTCGACGGCGTCGCGTGCCTGGTCGGGTGTGGACGCCGTACGGCCCAGGATTTCGCCGGTCGCCGGTACAACGGTCACGACAATGTCCTTTGTTCGTGGCGCTCCGCCTTGCGGGCGCGTTCTTCGTGTAGTTGGCAACGTGCCACCAACCAACCGTCGCGGAAGGCGCAACGCACAAACGCCCAAACCTTCCCGCCTCCCGCGGCCGGTGGCGGGTACAACACGTTTTCGTTATCGGCTATCGCGTCCACGATTAACGCGACGTGGTCCAGTTCGACCGGGCGCCAATCGGACACGTGCCGCCATTCCAATTTCAGGTCGTCCACGCCTTTGGTGCCGAACCGCAAACGGTATTGCATAGGTGGAATGGCGAACGTGTCGCCGTCGTGAAACCGTCGGTCCGTCACGGCGCCGTCCCGTTCGGCGCGCCGCCTCGCGCCATAAACCCGTCTAGGTCGGCGCGTGAAACCCGGACCAATCGGCCGACCTTGAACGACCGCAATTTGTCGTCCCGGATTAGTTCCCAAACCTTCGATTCGCCACATTTGAGGATTTCGGCGACGTCGCCGACGTCGTACACAATGTGTTCCGTTAACGGGTTGACCCGTCTAGGTGTCGGCGTTCGTAGGGCCGCCGTTCGCCGTTTTCTGGCCTGTGGCAATCGTCCTCCCAAACCCAAACCGCCATGCGGTTGCGTTCGTACGGACGACACACGCCGAACGTGTCCCATAGGGACGGCGTACGTAGACGCCGCGAGGACCGGGACGTGTCGGGTACGACGTGACCCGGAATTGCAAACGACTTCCGTACGCCGTACCCCGACGAAACAGATACCACGTGCAACGGGGCGTGCGTCAACTGGTTGTCCGTACCACGGGAGTAACGCGTCCGAACTGGTCAGTAACTGGTCAACGCGTCATTTCGGCCGGTGCGGGTTGCGGGCGTTTTCCCTGGTGGGCCGTGCCGGAATCGAACCGGCGACCCCTTGCGCGTCATGGAAATCCGCCGTTGGGCCTGACCAGGTAATATGCTCTGAACTGGTCACTTACACAACCAGGTACAACCAGATACAACCATTTACTACGCGTTGACCATTTAGATTGGTCAACGCCGGAAAGGTGCTTCCGAACATGGGACGACCCAAAACCATCAAACCGCGGCCGTACGGAACCGGCACGGTCGACCGACTAGCGAACGGCACATACCGCGGCCGTGTGACCATCGACGGCGTCCGCGAGACCGTCTACCACGGGACCGACCCCGACGAATGCGGGCGCCTGTTGGACGACCTGTTGGACGGCATACGGCCGGACGACCCGGCGCCCGACGGCGTCACCTTTAAGGCGTGGCTAGACACGTGGCACGACGATTACGCCGACGCCGACGCCAACACGTTGGACGGTTACCGGAACGAAATTGCGTTACTGCAACCGCTACACGGCCACGTCGTTACCGACCTAGAGGTTAAGGACTTCGACCGGTTACTAAAGGCGTTGGCGAAAGACGGTTACGCCAAGTCGACTTTGCAACACGTCCGCGCCACGGCCGGAAAGGCGTTGGACAAATACAACGACCTACAACACTTGACGTTCAACCCGGCCGAACGTTGCGGCCTGCCACCTGACCGCCACATTCGCGAGAAGGACGACTACCGGTCGTTGACCGAACGCCAGGCCCGCGACCTGTTGGACGCGGCGCAGGCCGACCGGTTGGCAATCGTGTTCGTGTTGGGTTTGAACCTTGCTTTACGGCCCGGCGAAATTTGCGGCCTGAAATGGTCCGACATTGACCTAGACGGCGACGTGGCGCAATTGGCCGTACAACGGTTCCGGCGCGTCACGACCGCACGGGACAAAACCGGCAAGGGTCGCCAGGTTATGTCTATGTCGAAATACGCGAAGGCGCGTTCGAACCGGCCTATTGCCCTACCCGCCAACGTCGTGGCCGCGTTGCGCCGTTGGAAAACCGAACAGACGAAGGAACGGGTCAAGTCGGCCCGGTGGGCCGACCTTGACCTGGTCGTCACGACGACCAACGGCAACCCGGTCGACCCGTCGAACATTCGCCGCACGGTGGCACGGGTCGCGCATCGGGCCGGGATTTTCGACACGGCCGACGTGCCGGACCTGCGGCCGTACGAACTGCGCCACACGTGCGTCACGTTGCTTATTGAACGCGGGCGCCCGCTCGAAGAAGTCGCCGACCTATGCGGCAACAGTGTTCGGACGTTGGAACAGAACTACCGACACCGGACGCGGCGCCTGCGCGCCGACCACGTCGCACACGTCGAAGAAATGTTCGGCTAAGGAAAGGGAACATGGCACAAAACCCTGTAGTGAAGGCGTTACGCGGTTATGACGACGACCAATTGGAATGCCGCGGCCTTAGTCACGCGTGGCGTGTAATCGGCTATTTCCGCGAACCGGACGGCATCGTGGCGCGGGACGTGGTTTGCGACCGGTGCGAAACCGAACGGACCGACCGTTGGAACCGTGAAACCGGCGAACGTGAACCGGCCCGGTATCGCTACGCCACCGGATACCGGATTGCCGCCGAAGGCGAACGGGTCGAAGGTACGGCCGTACGCCTTGAAACCATCCGACGGGCCGACGTGTTCGCGTCGGAGTCACAAATGCTGGACGCCATGACGGGAGGCAATAACCGTGGCTAAGAATCCGGCCGACACGGTCGAATATTGGAAGAAATTTCCGAATAGCGCGGCGGCCGGATTGGGCCTGCGTATGTTGTCCGGCGAATGGACCCAGGTTGACGACGTCCCGGCCGGTAAGTCCAAATCCTTACTAGGCCAAACCGTCGCCGTCCTGCGGGCGTCGGGGTACGACGTCGAACAACAACCGGCGTCAACCGGTGGCGGGAACCGCAGGGCGTTTCGGGTCCGTCAGGTCGGCGAACGGCGCCGTACGGGCCTTCTCGGGCCGCCCCGTGGCCGTGTGGCGCGGGCGCCGGTCGCGGTTGAGAACGCCGGGACGACCCATCCGCAATTAGGCGCCACACTGACCGTGCGCGCGTTGGCGTTGGACGAACGCGGCGGCCTGGTCGTCCACCTGTCCAACGGCCACGGTGGCGCGTGGACGGCCCGGATAACCGGCCACGTGGACACGTAGGCCCGTCTACGGCCCAAATACGGACGGACCCGGTCAGGTGCGGCCGGGTCCGTCCGCGTCCGGCGACTATACGCGGGATAACGTTTGGCGCCGTGACCGACATACCGGCGCAATCGACGTCAAAAGAAGCCGACGCGTTCCTATCGCCGTGGCATATCGACGCACACGAACTGCTGGCCGTACGCGGCGCGCGCGCCGACCCGGTCGAATCTATGGCGATTGCCAGTCAGGCCGTCCCGGCGACGGCCGATATAAACACGTACGCGTCGTTCCCCCAACCGGTCGTTGGCGCCCTTGACCTACCCGGCAATGTCGAAGATTGGCGCGCCCTGGTCCTGTTCTCGGCCCATATCGACATTGCCGTTAACAACGCTGACACCGCGGTGGCCCTGAACTTTTCGGGCGCGACGAACATACCGGCAGGGTCGCAACCTGAAAACCGGTTGCACGTTGTAGCCAAATCGCCCATAAGTGTGACCCTGTCGCTCGCCCGCGTCGTCACGGTTGCCGCGGGCGCTACGACGGTCGAAATAATGCACGCGGGCGCCGCATGCACGATAGAGGACATATCCCTAGAGTGCGTGCCGCTCGCCCTGTTGTCCTAATCGTCCCGCCGCGAACGTAGGGTGGCAGTATTCGCCCGCAACCGAATGGCGCGGCCAACCGTTGTGTGGCGCATAGACGGCCAGGACGGCGTCGGGCGGAACCTTGCCGCCGCGGTAGCGGCGATGTTCGCCAGGCGTGCCGCCGCATTTCTCGCACCGGAACGGGCCGGTCATTCGTCGCGGTCGCGGAACGAATACCCGACATAGGCGCCGAGAACGCCGACAATGCCGCCGACGGCCGACGTCAACACTTGGGTTGTGTTCTCGCCCAACGTCGGCGTCGGCGCCTGGTGGTCAATGACGTTGACAATGGCCGTAATCAGAATGAGGACGACGGCCACGCCCAACGCCGCCGCCAACACGACGGCGACCACGTCCACGCCGCGGCGCCTCAAATACGAACGGACCCGGTCAGGTGCGGCCGGGTCCGTTTCGCGCCTCTAGTCTCGCACGAATTCATACCCGGTCGGGCCTTCCGTAGAACTGCGCCGAACCGAAGGCGAACACGCCGCCGTCCGACGCCAGTAGCCAATACCCGTCGTTGTCCCGGCCGCTAATGCCGACGACCCGTCCGGTTATCTTCCCGTGTGCGTTGCCTTTATAGGCCGCGTCGCCGAAGGCGTACACGGCGCCGTCTTTCGTCGCCGTCCAATAGCCTTCGCCGGTTGTTGTTGCCGCAATCATTTCGCCGTCGTCCTCCGTTTCTTCTTCGGCCGGGATTTCCCCGGCCGCCATATCCAACACGTCGTCCATTGGAAACCCGTTGCCGCAATCCCAATGCGACCCGCCCAACGTCCCTAAGTCGACGTGTTGGCACACGCCCGACATATTCGACTGTGCCTGTTGTGCGTTCAGGCGCCGAACGGGAATGCCGAACCGGGCGCATTCTTCGGCGACCCATTGCGCGCAGTTCGCCAACATAAGGGCATGGTCGAACCATTCGGCCCGCGACCACGCGGCAAACGCACATAGTTCGACCGCTACCGAATACGGGTTGGCGTTCGCCTGCGTCCACGCCTTGTAATCCGGCCGGACATATTCGCCAATGGTTCCGGGCGTGTCGTCAATGCCGACGTGTGAGGATACGCCCGACGCCGGGTTTTGGAAGAAGGCGCCGAGACTTTCAAACGACAATGCACCTTCGGCCGTGTGCAACACGACCAAACGGACGCCGCTATTGCGGGCCGAATAGTTCGGCGACAAAATGGCGACGCGATGCAACGCCATTATTCGGGCGTTTCGTCGCCGTGCGTTGGTTCTTCTTCCGGTTCTTCGGCCGGTTCCGGTGGTGGTTGCGTTTCGGTTTCTGACATTGTTGTTTTTCCTTTCGTTTTACAACAGAACTGCGCCCCAATAGGTCGGGCTCATGTTGTTACCCGATACCGGACCGGCCTTAAGAATTGTGCTACCCGTTTGGGCCGCGGCCTGAAACACAAGTGTTCCGGGTTGGGTTATTTGCACAAGGTTTTGTAGGAATATCGGAAGTGCGAGTGTTCCCGCGGGGATGCGGATTTCGGACGACACGGTCGCCTGTGTGACGCCCGCGCCCGGTATGAAGGTGCAAACCGCGGTGCCGTTGGTTATGCGCGCTTGCATGTTCGCCCCCACCGTCGCGTTGCCTAGAAACCCGGCAAAAACCAACCACAAACCGTTTTGCAAAACCGGCGACGTCATATAGGTGGTAAACGCCGACGCCAGGGCGCCGGTATCCGCGGCCAGGAATCCGCCCGCGGTTGGTCGACTACCCGACGCGCCGCCAAGTCCCGGCACGACCGGCGTAATGGTGGCGCCGTTCAGATTGACTACGGCGCCAACAACCGTCACGTTGACCATTGCCAACGCGTTGGACGGCGTCGCCGGGACGGCCGGGTTTGACGCCGCGGGCGTGCCTTGCACGACGTTAAACACAAAATCGTTATTCGGCCCGGCGTCTAACTGGTTGTCCCGGACCTGCAACACGACAACGTCTATTCGGGACTGTCCCGAAGGTGGCGCCGCGGCCACCGTGACCGTTTCGGTTGCGTCCCACCGGCACAACGCCGAACCTTGACCGGCCGTTAACGGCACGACGGCCGTACCGGCCGGAATCTGGACATTCATTGTTCCCGTTACGGCCGACGGCAGGACGCCGACGGCGCCGCCATTCGGCCAAATCGTGTTTATTAGGTACCGGTCCAAGGTCGCCGGATACGAACTGGCCTGTTGCCATAACGGATTCTGGCGTGTCATTTCGTCACCTTCTCACTAAGGCGTCAACGTCACGGTCCGACGCCTTGAATATGGCCGATAGTTTGCGGACGGGTCGGCCCAGGACTAACGACACGTTTTCGTCGCCGTCGTCGCCGACGTCGTACGTAATGCCGACAACCCGGACCGGCGTACCGGTGACGTTCAACCGTCCCGACTTGACGACCAACGGGACGACGTCGCCCATATTGGCGAACCCCTGAAACCACACGCCCGGCCGCAACGTGACCGTGTACGACGGCAACAAAATTCCGTAATAGTTCAGGTCGGCCGCGGCCTTATCGTTTAACGTTGGTTGGTCCTTGACGTCCGCGGCGTTGTCGGCCAATGCCCACGTCCCGACGACCACGCCGGACGCGTCGGCGTTGTAAGTTTCGCCGAACAGTTGTACGCCCGCCGTTGTGGACATTCCGACGACCCGAACGTAATTGGCGTAATCGTCGGAACTGACTTGCCGTTGCACGGTCGCAACATTGCCGCCGAAGTTCAGGACCGTGTCGGTACGGGTTACGCCTTGTTGCGGGTAGAAAACGCGGAAGGCGTCGGTAGCGTGGTCGGGACAACCGAACGGCAACACGTCGAAGTCAAAACCGCCGATTACGGCCGCCAGGTCGGCCAACATTTGGAAGGTGTCGGATTGCGCCGGATACTGGCGTGTACGCAAACGACCCGACGCGCCACGCGTCGACCCGTCCGGGTTTACGTACGTTTGTACCAACGGGAACCAGGCGCCGGGTTGCAACGTGCCGCCGTATGACGGCTGAAAGGTGGTTGCCATTGTCAGGAAATTCAAAACCAAATTGTCCTGGTCGGCGTTAACCGTGTTGTAGGCGTATTGTGTTGGACGCCGGGACAACATGGCCGCGTAATCGTGCGCGGTAAACGTGACCGTGTGCCGGTCGTCTATTTGGTCCTCCGATTGGCCGATAACGCCGCGGAACAACGGCACGTCGGCGCCGGTCGTGTCGTCCCAACGCCACGCGACAATTTCGTGTTGCAATTCCTGAACTAATGCCGCCTCCGAATGGTGGCCGTCGATGGTAAATACAAATTGCGCCGGTTGGTTCCAAACCTGCGTCAACTGACGCCCGGCCGCGTGTGGCAGTTCGCTAATCAAAGTCGATTGCCACGACGTCCCGGACACGAAGGAACGTTGGTGCAACGTCACACGCCACCGGCCGCGGCCAGGTGGCACGGGATACGTGCCGGGCGCCGCGAGGACTTCGGGTTGGTCAAGTAGGGCCGTCATACCAAAAAACTGTCCCACCAATTCGCCTGGCATTGCGTGGCGCCGGTCGACACGCCGCCCGACGGGTCGGCCGTAAAAATCATATTGGCGCCGTCCGGCAGGACCGGGATAACGGGCCAAACAAGGTTCGCCCAATTGATAGACGACAAAACCGGTTGCGCCTTATTGCCGTTCAGGTAGGCCGTATGCGCCGCCGTGTCGACCACGACATACGAACCGGCCGGGATTATGTACCCGGATACGAACGGGATAACGCCGACCGTTGCATTGTCGGATTCGCGGTTAAACGTAATCGTCGGTTGTTTGACCGGGCCGTAAATGGTGAGCAACGGCCTCACCGGCAGGTCGCCACCGGATTCGACAATGCCGGTCGACGCCGACCCGCCGCCTAGCGGGTAAGTCTGTGGAAACGTGCGGTTGTAGGTACGGCCGGACGTGCCGGTGGCGCCCGCGAACGCGATTGTTTCCGCGTAGGTGTTCGGGTCGACGGCCACCGGGTTGGCCGCGACGAATTGCAACTGAATTTGCCGTTCGTATGGGCCGACAATCGGCCAGGCAAAGTCGGCGCCACGAACGACCAACATACGTTCGGGCGTTATGCCGGAGATTTCCGAAATATTCCCGTCGTCCAGCACGTAATGCAATTCCGGCCGGGCCGACGGCGCCATAAACGGCGCAAACCGGCGCGGTATCGCGTCTATCTGTGTCGGCGACGCGTTTTCTACGGCGTGTATGGCAATCGTCACGGTCCGCGGTCCTAAATATTGCGTCCGGTCAATGGCGCCGTCACCGTCCGGCACATTGTCGACCACGTCCCGGACGCCGTAACCAATGTCCAACGATTCGCACGCGTACCCGTTGGTCATATCGTCCAACAAAAGGGACGTGCCGCCGAGCACCAACCAGGCCGACCGTATGCACGTCATAACGTCGCCGTCCTTGAAACCCAGGCGACGCGGCGCATAAACGTTTCCGCGTCTAGTTCGTCGTGCAAATGCAATTCGCCGACGGACACGGCCGGGCCGATACTGCGCGGCATGGGCGTTATCGCCTCCCCGGCGTGCGCGTAAACCAAACCGGTTTTCGTGATTAGGCCCCCTTCGGCCAAGTGTGGCAACTGCGGGACGCCGATACGTTCGCCGCCGACGTGGACGCCGAGAAAGTCAATCGTCGGCAACGTAAACCCTAATTGGTTCCAAATGTCGATTAGTGCATTAATGGCGCCGCGGAAGGCGTCGGTTATCCCGTGCCACATGCCACTAAAAATGCCGCCGACCGACGCAGGTAGGCCCGTTATCCAGCCCCAAAACCCGGACCACAACAATTGTATGCCGGACAGTTCGTTACCGAAGAATGACGCGACGCCGCTCCATAGGCCCGACGCCCAACCGGCGACGGTTCCCGGTATGCCGGACAACCAGCCCCAAAACCCGGACCACAACAGTTTGATTGCGACTAACGCCGTGTTCCACGCGTCCGATAGCCAATGCCACACCGTTAATGCCCACGCGGCGACCTGCGCCGGTATGGCGGCTAGCCACGTCCAGAACGTCGACCACGCGCCTTGTATGGCCGACAACGCGTCGTTAAAGGCGTCGCTAATCCAATGCCAGAACGTAAGTGCTAGCGCGGCAATCTGGCCGGGTATCGCGGACAGGAACGACCAAATTTCGTTCCAATGTTTGACGATTTCGAAAACCAACAAGCCGAACGGTCCGGCGAGAATCGCCAACAACAACGGCCAATTGGCCTTAATCCAATGCCACACGACCAGGATTGCGTCTAGTACGGCCTTAAACGCAACCTTCGCGACTTTTTCCAAGTCCTTAACGAAGTCCCGGAATACCTTTACGTGTGTGTACGCCAGTATGACGACCGCCACAAACCCGGCCAACGCAATAACGATTAGGACTATCGGGTTGGCGTCTAACGCGGCGTTCCATAACCATTGCGCGGCGGCCGTTATCTTCGTCGCCGCGGCCGTCAAAATCTCCTGGTCCTTAAACGCCTTCGATGCCGACTTCGCAACGGTCAACGTTGCGCCTAGTCCCGTCATGGCCGCGCCTGCGGCCTGTATGGCCGGGCCGAACTTCTGACCGAACTTCGCGACGTTGTCGGTAACTTCGGCCTTTAACGCCTTTAGGCGGCCGGTAAACGTGTTCGCCTGCGCGGCGGCCTGACCGGAGAGTTTTTTCCCTAGTTCGGTTACGGCGTGTTCGTGGGCGCCGGTCGCGTTGGCCGCGTCCTTTTGGGCTTGCGTCAAGGTGACGTGTGCATAAAACGCCTTCGTCGTGGCGTCGGTCGCCTTCTTTTGGGCGTCCTCTAGTTTCAACGCCTGCGTTGCGTTGTGCGTTTTGCTCGACGCGTCGGCCACCTGCAATTCCAACAAGGACCGTTTGGCCGCCGCCGCGGCCTGGTCGGCCGCCGCCGCCTTTGACGTGTCGGCCGCCACCGTTTTGGCCGTGGCACCGTTCTTCTGAACGGTAACCCCGAATTCCTTGAGCAAACGCGTATTGCCGTTGTATACCTTGCCCAAACTGGTGGCCGCCTCCGCGAGCGAAATGTGCTTCGCGGCTGCAAGGTCGGCCGCCTCATTCAGAAGTCCTAACGCCTTCGTCGGGTTGCCGGTCGCCTGCGTCAGTATCCGTAACGCGTCCTGCGTTGTGTCGGCCGTCGTGCCGAAATGCTCCTGGTGCTTTATTGCGTTGTCGACCTGTCCGGCGTATTGGTCGTAACTGTGGCCTGTCGCCTGTATCGACGCCTGCAATTGTTGGTGCGCGGCCTGGTCGGACGACCCAATGGCCGACAACGTCGCGCCAAGTCCCAACGCGGCGCCGCCAATTCCCATCATGGCCGGGCCTATTTGTTTCGCGTGGCCTGCAATGCTGGACAACGCGGTATCGGCCGTCGACAACGCCGCGCCGAACGGACCCAGGACGCCCGATTGGTTCAACGCGCCGAGCATCCCGCTAAACGCGGAGTGCATACCCTGCGCGGCGCTCTGGCCTTTCTTCCCGGTGTCGTCTACGGACTTCCCGAAACCGGTTAGGTCGCCGAGAATGCGAACGGCAATAGACGGACCCGGCATTTACTTAGCCTTCGACATTTTCGACCACGCGTCGGCTTCCGCGTACATAAGGCGGAACATGGCCGCCATATCGGCGTCGGACAACGCGTCCATTTCGACCGGCGTTACGCGATAGAAACGGCAGAACCGGGCGCGGGCGTCGGCGACGTCCCGTTGGTAGGGTTTTCGGCCTGCAATTCCACTTCGACGTCGTACGCGTGTAGCCACAACGCCGACGGGTCGTAATCGGGAAAGTCCTTTAGCAACGCCCGGAACGCAATAACCCGCGTCGGTTGGTGCTGCAACGCTACGCCGAACGCCTCGCCGCTACCTGGTTCGACCTTTTCCAGTATGTCTAAAACCCGTTGGGCCGGAATGCGTTGCATAAATTCGGCCGTCACTTTGACCGTTGGTGGCAGGGTTACGGGCGTTGGTTCAGTCGTGGACACTTTCGGCGCCTCCTTCGTTCGTCCAGTTGAATTCATCTACGGCCTTTTGAATGGCCGCGGTGTAGGCACGTAGCGCGACGTCGGACAGGTCGGCCCGTTTGGCCGTCGGGTACAACCAGCGGCCTTCGGGTTGGAACGGGTACGACGTCGAACGCCGCGGCGGCCAACCGCCGAAGTCGGCAGGCCCGGCGTACAACACGTCGGTTTTGTTGCCTTCCCGAATCGTCGCGCCGGTCCGCGTGGCGTAAACCCTGACCGACCCGGCCAGGTTGCCGGACACGTGCGGAATGGCGGCCTGTACGGCCGCGGCGACGGGTTGCGCCGCCGTCCGGGCCGATTCCCGCAACGCCTTTAACAACGTGTCCGAATCCGGCAGGCGTTTTAGGTCGCGGGCTAACGCGTTCAGGCCGACAATTGCAACGGTTTCCGGGCCTGCCTTCGCCAACGTCTACGCCTTACCGGCGACCCAGGCCGACCCGGACCAATGCGCCGCCAACAGGTCGGCCGTAATGACGTACTGGCCGACGGTCCACGCCGTCGCCGGACTTGCCGTTATGCCGGTCAGGGCGGCCAACGTGGCCGGAACCGTGGCGCCCTGTGGCGTGTAGAACCCCGGCGCGCCCGCCGTGGCGCCCGTGGCCGCAATGGCGCCACTAGACACGGTCGGCGCCGCCTGTAGGTTCCAGTCGATTTGGACTTCGGCCGCCGCGCCTGCGTCCCCGGCCAGGATTTCGAACGGTTGGGGAATGGCGAACCCGGCAATAACCGGGTTGCCCGATTGCGCCGGAAGGTTGGCGTAGGCGCGGGCCTTGAATGCGGCCGGTTGTCCCGACGCAACGTACGCGTTGTATGCCGCGTTCAACGTGTCGTAAACGGCGCCCGGCGTAAACGATTGGTTGAACGTGACGCGTAGGTGCCATTTGGTCGACGCCGGATAGTCGATTTCGGAACAAAACGTGGTCACGGTGACCAGTTTGTTTTCCGGCACAATTTCAAGGTGCTTCACCAAACAACGCAGGTTGACGCCGGTTAGTTCAAAATACGCGTTGTTCAGGATTAACGGCAGGGCCGTTGTGTCCGTCGGGTCGCCTGTCGCAAATTGTTCCGGTGCGTCCAGTACGGCCGCGCCTCCGTTCTTTTCTGCCATGTTCTTTCCTTTCGCTATTGCCTTATGTCCAACACGACGTCAACCGCCATAAAATCGGCGCCGCCGATTTTCACGGCGCGCCAATTGCGTTCGCCGTTCGCCGTCACACTTGAAACCGTCCCGGCCAACTGCGGGTCGGCGACAACGGCCGACCGGACCAACGCGGTTAGTTCTTCCAACTGTTCTTCGCCGTCGAACAACTGACCGACGCAAATAACCGGCAGTTGCACGGTATCTAGCCCTAGTCCGGCCGTGGCGTAGGTGACGTCCAGCACGTGACCGACGACAGCCGCGGGAACGTTCAGGGTTGCCGGTGGCGCCGCGTAGATAGCCACCGTGCCGTCGGACTGGTTTTCCAGCGCGGCGGCCAAGGCAGGCGCCGCGGTCGACCGGGTCCACGTCATCCGAACACGACCGGCGAATATTGGCCGTAGAGGGCTTCCACGTCGGCGTCAAACCGGCCGACCCGAATAGCGCCCGCGTCGCCGAACCCGATAGTCCCGTCGACCGAATCCCGGCGCCGGTAAATCTTCCCGGCGTGCATCCGGCATCCCTGCCAAATGGCGTCCGGGACGGTTCCCGCGTCGACGTCCCATTGTGGAACATAGACAACCGAAACCGTCCCGTCGGGGTTGGTGACATACGACCGAACCGTGAAACGTTGCACGGCGTAGTCAATTGCCGCGTTCCGGCAATCGTCAATAACGGCGTCCTGCGTCGGGTCCGGTTGCAACCGCAACCACGACCGGACGTCCGGTAATGACGGCCAACCGGTCGCCATTTACTTACCGGCGTTCCGGTTCTTCGGCGCGTTCGATTCGGCCATTTCGGTTTCGCCCGAATCCACGGCGCCTTCCACGTCGTCGGCCGCCTTCGCCGAAATGTCCGAAGGTCCGGCGTCGGAACCGTCGGCCATTGTCGGCAGGGTTAGGGCCGTCGCGTCCAACGGAACGTAAGAACCGGGGTCCATGATGCCCGACGCCAGGTACCCGCCGTACGCAACCTGCACGCCCAAAATGGACGGTTCGATAACGGACAACAGGCCGATTACTTCTTCGTACACTTCGTACAACGTCGAAGGTCCGACAATGCACGTTTT